GAATGTGATGGAAACTTTCTTGCATCCGGTCGTTCTGTTATTGATGGGGAATTGGTTCAATGGTATCGAGAAACTTATGTTTGTGAACCAAAAGAAAAAAGAGGTGCGGAAGATGCATATTGGATATGGGATTATCCAGATCCTTCAAAAACTTACATAGTAGTAGCTGATGTTGCTCGTGGTGATGGAAACGATAACTCAGCATTTCATGTTATTGATGTTGATAATTTGGAACAAGTTGCAGAATATCGTGGAAAGTTAGATACAAAATCGTATGGTAATATGTTGGTATCAGTTGCTACGGAATACAATGATGCAATGTTAGTTGTTGAAAATGCTAATATAGGTTGGGCAGTAATTCAACAAATCATTGATAGGGGTTATCCAAATCTTTATTATACATACAAAGAAGATGGTTATGTTGATCCATCTGTTCAAATTCCAAAGGGATATGACTTGAAGGATAAGGCACAAATGGTTCCAGGTTTCACTACAAGTGCAAAAACAAGACCACTTCTTATTTCTAAATTGGAAACTTATTTTCGTGAAAGAACACCAATAGTAAAATCTGCAAGATTAACCGAAGAACTTCTTGTATTTGTTTGGAAAGGTTCAAAGGCAGAAGCACAAACAGGATACAACGATGACTTGGTTATGTCATTCTCTATTGGTCTTTGGGTTAGAGACACTGCAATAAAACTTCGTCAAGAGGGTCTGATGAAAACAAGAATGAGTTTAGATCACATGGGTAAGGCATCTATTCCACATAAACCATCATATCAATATGGTGATGATAGTAATGGTTGGAATATGAAGGTAAATGGACAAAATGAAGATTTAACTTGGTTGATAAAATAAGGTGTTTAACATTTTTACTACATATTTATATTAAGTTTATATTACACAATAAGGTGACAAATGGCTCAAAATAAATCATTATTTGACAGATTAAAAACTCTTTTTTCTACTAATGTTGTTGTACGCAATGTTGGTGGTAAAAAGTTAAAAGTTGTTGATACTGCTCGTTATCAAGCCGATGGAAACCCACACACATCAAAAGTTATTGATAGATATGGTAGACTTCATGGAACAAGAGGAACCCCAATATCTGTTTACAATCAATACAATTCTTTCTCTGCAACAAAAATAGACCTTTATACTGATTATGAGGCAATGGACACCGATGCAATCATTTCATCGGCTCTTGACATTTATGCGGATGAAAGTACATTAAAGAATGATCAGGGTGATGTTCTAACAATTAAAACTGATAATGATAACATTCGTAAAATATTAAAAAATCTTTTTTATGATGTTCTTAATATAGAATATAATTTATGGCCATGGATTCGTAATCTTTGTAAATATGGTGATTTTTATTTGTATCTTGATGTTAAGGAACAATTAGGTGTTACTAATGTTGTTCCATTTTCACCATACGAAATGCAAAGAGACGAGGGAACTGATCCAGAACATATCTATATGACAAAATTTGTTTACGAAGGACCTCTTGGAAAAGGTGAATTTCAGAATTACGAAATTGCCCACTTCCGTCTTCTTGGTGATACAAATTATCTTCCCTACGGTAAATCCATGTTGGAAGGTGCTAGAAAACTTTACAAACAATTAGTTCTCATGGAAGATGCGATGTTGATACACCGTATTATGAGAGCACCAGAAAAAAGGATATTCAAAGTTGATATTGGTAACATTCCACCAGCAGAAGTAGACCAATACATGAACAACCTTATGAATAGAATGAAGAAGACACCTGTTATCAACGAACAAACTGGTGACTATAATCTTCGTTTCAATATGCAAAACCTTTTGGAAGACTTTTATCTTCCAGTTCGTGGTGGACAATCTGGAACAGAAATACAAACTCTTGCTGGTTTACAATATCAGGCAATAGAAGATATTGAATATCTAAAATCAAAAATCTTTGCTGCTCTTAAAGTTCCTAAACCATATTTGGGCTATGATGAAAGTATCGAAGGTAAGGCAACACTTGCTGCCCTTGATATTCGTTTTGCCAGAACAATCGAAAGAGTACAGAGAATAGTTGTTTCTGAATTAACAAAGATTGCAATAGTTCATCTTTATTCACAAGGTTATGAAAATGCTGACCTTGTAAATTTTGAACTTGGTTTGACTGGTCCATCTATTATCTATGAACAAGAGAAAGTTGCTCTTATGAAAGAGAAAGTAGATTTAGCCGGTTCACTAATTGAAAAGAAATTATTTTCATTGAAGTATATTTATTCAAACATATTCAACCTTTCAGATGACGAGGCAGAATTTGAAAAGAATGAAGTTCTTGAAGATATTAAACACGCTTTCCGTCAAAAACAAATTGAAAACGAAGGTAATGACCCGGCAATAACAAAAGAATCTTTCGGAACTCCACATGATATTGCAAGTATGCAGATTCGTGGTGGTGCTAAGGTGATAAATGATGTAGAAGTTCCAGAAGGCGGTTGGCCTGGTGCAGGTAGACCTGCTAAAAATTTAGATTATGGAACAGATAATAGTCCGTTCGGCAGAGATCCTATTGGAAGAAAAGATGTTGGTAATACATTGAAAGTGAATAATTCTCCTAAATCAAATCATAAAGGTAATTCACCACTTTCTCTTGAAAATAAAGATGTTGAGAAATTGATAGGTAGTATGTCTGGAATGAGAGTTAAGACTAAAAATATAATATCAGAAAGTCTAAAACCTTCTGTAAAAGAAGAAATCGAACCAAATTTGTTAGATGAAAACAATTTATTAGATGAATTGTAAATTTATTTATATTTATTCTATGTAGTGAATAAACAATATAAGTAGGAAATGATGAAGAAAATTAAACATTCAAAGTTCAAAAATACTGCAATGTTGTTTGAATTATTAACGCGTCAAATAACATCCGATATTTTAGCATCAAAAGAATCAATTTCTATTGGTATTTTGAAAAAACATTTTTCAAAAGGTAGTGAATTGATAAAAGAGTATAATCTGTATAAAACTCTTTGTGATGAAAAATTAAAATCAGACACAAAGGCCAATATGCTTATAGATGCTGCATTAAAGGCAAGACGCGGATTAAACAAACACAAACTTTATGAAGAAAAATATCAGTTGATAAAGTCCATAAAAGAAAACTTTGATACTGATGCATTTTTTCAAACCAAAGTTCAAAATTACAAACTTCTTGCATCAATATACAAGATTTTTGAATATAATGAATTAGAGAATCCAGTTGAACTTACTAAATCACGGATAACTATACTCGAAACAATAACATCAAAACCTAATAATTCTGTATTAACAGAAGATATTGCAGTTTCTCGTGAGCCAAAAGAAGTAAGATTACTTGCGTACAAATACATGGTGGAGCGTTTCAATGAAAAATATGGTGGACTCAATGAACCACAAAAGGTATTATTGAGAGAATACATTGGAAATGTAAGTAATACAAACAACTTAAAGTCTCTTGTTCAAACAGAAGCGATTACGATCAAAAATCTTTTTACAAAAAATATACATAGAGTAAAAGATAAATCATTGAAAATAAAATTAAAAGAAGTAGTTGGTCTTTTGGATGAATATGAAAACATAAAGAAAGTGGAAGAAAATCATATTTCTGCCCTACTTCGTTATTACAGTTTAATAGACGATTTATCGTGGAGTAAATAATGCCAACATACAATGAAGTACATCCCTATAATTTTCCAGCTTCTCAAGCGAATGATTTTGATAGAAAGGGTCATCCTGGAAAATGGTTAAAATCTATTGCAGTTAGTGGAACAGTTTGGTTTACCGGTTCAAATTATGGTGCAGGTGCTATAATTCCTTACAGTAGTGCAGCTGGTACTGCATATCTTACTGGTGGTGGTAGTATCAATATAGGAAATTTAGCAAAAACTTATATCCATGAATTATCTATTGAGAGAATAGAAAGTGGTGCAGATTGTTATGTTCTAATTCGTAATCAAATGATTAGGTAATATATGAATGTAGACTCCTTCATAAAAAAAATAAAAGAATCCGAAGAATATCGTCAATTTACAGAAGAGATGTATTTAGAAGAAACGAGTGTCACTGGAATGGTTGCTGGTTATCAAACACCAAAGGCATTTGCTCCAAGTGAAGACGCATTTGAAGACCATAGTGAAGAAATGGCAAAGGATCAAGGATATACTGTTGTTCCGAAAGGAAAGGGTAGAAATTTTGAGTCTACATATAAACAGGCAATGTCTGCATTAAATGAGGGATCATATAAAGAATTTCGTAAGGATGAAACTCGAAGTACAAATAGAAAAATAAACGATTCTATTAAAAACATAAATAGAATAATGTATGAAGTAGAAAGAGCAGTTGAACACGCTTCAAGATTGAAAACAGAGATGTCTGTTGATCAAAGAACTCTTTGGGGTGAATCTCGTGCTCGTCTTGTTAAGATAGCTGAAAGAATAAATAGAATTAGTAAAAAAATACACGAATTAGGTGCATAATATGAAACAACTACTCGTAGATACTATACTTTTTAGTGCAAGTCCAAAAATGATTGCAGAATCCGAACAAAAGAATAATGGTAAAGTTATAGTTACAGGAGTATTACAGAGAGCAGAGGCAAAAAATCAAAACGGTAGAGTTTACCCAAAAAAGATTTTAATGCGTGAAGTTAAAAAGTATGCTGATACTAATATAAAAGAAAATAGAGCTCTTGGTGAACTTGATCATCCAGATTCATCTGTGATAAATCTTCGTAATGTTTCACATAATGTACTTGGTGTTGATTGGAAGGGAAATGATGTTGTTGGTAGAGTTGAACTTCTTCCAACACCGTCTGGAAATATTTTGAAACAACTTCTTGGTGCTGGTATTCGTCTTGGTATTTCATCAAGAGGATTGGGTTCAGTAGAGGAAATAAGTGAAGGAACTGTTGAAGTTCAAGATGACTTTGAATTGATCGGTTGGGATTTTGTTTCAAATCCATCCACTCATGGTGCTTTTATGTATCCAGAAGAAATGACAGAGGGGTTAATACGA